TATGCCTTTCGTAAAGGTTTATGCATCAATTGATACAATTATTTCTAAAGGAGTGCTTTGCAAAAATAATTAACGCAGGAACGGCTTTATTGCTGGAATTTCAGGCAATATAAAAACCACCTACCGACAAAGTTTATTCTATCAATAGATGGTAGATAATCTGGTGGAGGCGGGGCATACCCAATAGTATACAGAAGTGGTATTAAAGCCGCTAAAGCCTTTTCTACTCCCTTTATATCGGCATTAGTAAAGGCTTAGTCCCCGGCCTTTTTAACTGCCTCCAGCTGGTCCAGGTTCCACAGGCATCTATTTTACTAATTTTAAGACAGCTCGTTGCTGTGAAATCGTTAAAGATCCGCGATCTAGTCCACACAGATCCTCAATATCATCAATTGGCAAACTAATTTCTTCCCCAAATTGTAAAGGGGACCTGATTTTATTTTCTAAGAGAAGTTTAGTGGCTTGGCTGATCATTATTGGTTCTTCTTGCTCTATATCTTTATCTAAGGGCTCAGATTGCCTCCATCCATTTTTATACATCTTATTTCTTAAATGAATAAATTGATTTTCACTTAGCACCTCTAGATTTCTCATATGGTAAAGTATCGCTTGAGCAGAGACTTTCCACCTTTTTTTTAAAAGTATTAATGAATCCAAGGATTTTACGGCATATGCTTCCCTTCTCATTGATTCTGCTGGCAACAGAAAAGCACTAGCAAACCATTCAGCCTCATCGTCAAGTCGTTTGCGGTTGGCGTCAAAATATGCTTGATCTGCCCAAGGGTGCAAAACTTGATGCCCTAGTTCATGAACGAAATCCCTTCTAGATCGTACAGATGAGGTGTCCGGTGTAGCAAAAATCATGGGGCGTTTTTCTTCCTCTTGGGTGTTAAGAAACGAGCAAGCATCTACTTTAACAGCTCCTGCCTTTACTTTGGAAATTATAAAGCCGTTGTTTTCAAGCAGCAATGAGATATTGCTTATGGGCCCCTTGCCTAACCCCCAATACTCCCTTATTTCTTCTGCTACCTGTACAATTTCTTCAAAAGAATAATTTTCTTGCATATAAGTCTTAAGTTTTACTTGAGGAAATTCAATAAAATTTTTTAGATATTGATAAATTTCAACCATCCAGCCTATTTTAACTTCAAAAATATCTGAATATTTTTTTGCTGCTGTTGTTCGTTTCCTAAAAAATATTGGAGTAGTTATTTTATACGGAATAGGTTTTGAAAAATAATTAGGAGGTAGCTTGAGTACATCACAAATCATCTCAAATACTTCCGGTTTAGGGCTATTGCTTCCATTTTCATATTGCGATATAGCTTGCTTAGAAACTGATATGGCATCTGCCAATTCTAATTGTGTAAAGCCTCGTGCGCGTCTACCTTCTCTAATTCTCTCAGGCAATATTACCCCTTTAATATCCAACATCATTATTCACCCTTTAATTTCAGCTCAAATCCCTTCACAATTTTCTCATTAAATTCTTCTCTTAATTCCGGTTCCTTATTTTTTAATATATCTTCAGCAACATCTTTGGAGATATTCTTTGCAATGTCCCAATTTCCTACCCAATCAGAATAATCCCATTTTGGAAAACCTAATTCGATAAAAGTTAAATCAAATCCTTTGTGACCGTACGTAATTAAAGCAAAGGGTTTGTTCTCTTCAACAGGTATATATTCAGGTCCAAAATCTAAAAACATTTCATTAGATAATGAGTTGCTTACTCTTTGAATAGCTGCTTTAGGTAACCTTTCCGCCTTTTCAGCCTTTTTAATATGGAATTTGCAATAATCGCTGTAGTATTCCATATATGGATAACCGCATTTTGGAATACGTATTTCCTGATAACTGTAAGGGAATTTACCGACAACACTTTTATCTATTTGCGCCGTAACTAATTTGTCGATATAATATGCAAAAGAATGTCCAGCAATCCAAGATGCTCTTTTGGGCATATTAATTAAGCTATCCTTAATATTTCTACTCATCGCGCAGGCAGCGTAAATGTTTGTAGCCAACATAGTTCTGATAGATTCTGGAAATAATTCATTCCTTAAGGCAACCAACGCCTCGTCATAACCAAATAAATCCATATGGGCCCACCTCGCTTGACTTTTTTATAGTAAAATTATAAATCGCTTTACTTTTTAAGTCAAGTGTTTCTTGCTTTTACAAATAAAAAGTCAAGTAAAATCTTCAGAAAACAAAAAACCCGGGGGCCGAAGCCCACGCAGATAAAGACCCTCGCTCCCCCTGTCATCCGTCCTCCTCATCCTCACTTCCCACTGCCTGCCCGTCAACATAAGCCTCGGCCAGCATATAGGCCACTACCGAGCCAAAGGCCCCGATCACGGCGGCTACTTGCGCGGTCGTATTTTCGTCCACCTTCGCCAGAACTAAAACTGACGTGGCCAGGCCAGCGGCCAGGGCCCAAAATTTACGGCTACTCAGTTTCCTTGCCCAGTTGATTCTCATGCTATTTGCCTCCTTCTACCAGTTCGTAGGTATGTTCAAAAACGTCTGTCCGGCAGGGATAAAATTCCCCCACAATACCTTTGATGACATAGTCTCCAACATTAGCAATATGCTCGCCTTCAAGCGTTTTGATTATCAGATTTCCTACCCTACAACTACCGTTGCACAAATCAATCCGGAATGTTTCTCCTTCAAGAGTCGCGGATTCTGTGGACTTCCCGTAATCGGTTAAGAAATCAAACATCTCGCGTTGGTTTTTACCGGTCCATTGCAATGCGTCTATGATTACCGGTTTTTTGCGGTATTTAGCCATAGTTTACCTCCTTTCAATCAATACCGTTTTCGTCTTGTCATCCCAGCCCACAGTAGCCCCCAGGGCCTCTGCTATAGCACGGGCCGGTGCGTAGGTGGTATCTTTGCCGGACACGTTCAGAATCACGCCCGGGGAGATATCCTTACCATTCACCCTTATTCCTGCTTCCGGCAAGTCTACATCCGTTTTTAGGTTTAATTTTACCAGCATATCCTCGTCTTCTCCTTTCACGTCCAGGTACTGCGCCACTCCACCTGCAATGCCCCGGGCAATCTTTTTCAGGTTTTCCGGCGACCTCAAAATAGCAGCATCGGCTCCAGAATCAATAAACCCGCACTCCACCAGTACGGCCACGCCAGCCGGCTTACGCAACATATACAAATAGTCCGCAGTGCCGGCAGTGTTCTTCCCGGTCTTCAGCCCCCGATTATGGAAAGGAATTTGCTTCAGGATGCCGGCCTGGATAGCCTGGCCCAACGCCTTAGATTCTATTGGCCGGTTAAAAAGGGATACCCATGTCTCCAGCCCCTGCCCCCCGCCTGAATTAACATGAATACTTACGCTGATGTCCGCTGCCGGGGTCCGTTCAGCGTTCAGCCCTATATACCGGTCAGTTTCCCGGGTCAAGCTTACGATTTGCCCCGCAGTTCTGAGTATCCGGGCTGCCTCAAGCGCTATGTGCAGGACTATATCTTTTTCTCGCAGGCCGTTGCCGACCGCCCCGGGATCGTATCCACCATGCCCGGGATCTATACATACTTTCATTTCTCATTCCTCCCATTCCCATCATCTACTTCAGGTTCTGCACATACCATATGAAAAAGCCCCCCATGCCGGTACACCAAGCGATTAAGAGGGCTTTTATCCAGGCTATTAAACTATCCATCTTTTTGCACAGTTCCTGCACTATTACAGTCTGCGCGGCAAATCCGGTTTCAAGTGCCCGTATCCGGCCGGCATGGTCGTTTAGCCGGCGCTCAATGCGGTCCTGCTCGTTCATGTCCCATCCCCTTCCTTCCAAATAAATTAGCCGCCCCGGTTGGAGCGGCTTGTGTCCAAAACCCTTTATTGCGCTGCAATTGCAGCCATTATCTCGGCCTTTTCGTCCGTTGTCAACGCTGGGTATTCGGCCAGGATATCCTCCGCTGTCCGGTTTTCCTCGGCTATGCGGCGGGATACAACCCGAACAAATATGTTTTTCTTCCATGCGGGCATTAAATAGCACCTCCTAACAGGCTGGCTATAGCCATTTCTAAATCGGATACCTGTTGATTCAGAGCTTGGTTTTGCGATCTAAGCTCCGTATTCTCGGTACGCAAGGCGTTCACGGTAACGGATAGCGGCTGCTCGAACACCGGATAATTAAATAGCAAGTTCCCTGTCGCTACATCTACCCTCATAGATGAGCATGTCTGGAAATCGCTGCTGTACTGGCCGTATTCAAGCTCAACGACGCCCACTGTTTCGGGATTCCTAATTGATAAAGCCTCATACATGGCAAAGTCCTGTTCCTTGGTTGTCGCAATACCACTGAATTTCTCCGGCGTGATTAAAACAACGTCGCCGGTCTGCAGTTCATAATATATTTTCCGACCTATTTGAGCCATTGAAATTCCTCCCCTTATTCAAATGCCACCCAATTACATGTTAGACTCGAGGCACTTTTTGTACCAGCTTTAATGGTAAAGCCACCGGCTGAAATTTGCGCATCCGCAGTTTCTGCGTTTGTGCCATTGTAAGTCCAGACATTTATTCCATATGAGGTTCCGAAAATCGCAGAATCAACATATATTGATATCCCCGTTTGATCGTCAGATGCATTACTAAGCTTTGTAATAACTATTCTTGGAGTGAATGCCAATCCTGATACCTGAAAAGTATATAGTGAACCACTTCTGACTGCTGTGCCACTAGCCCACCTTTTACCGATTGCTAAGGTTCCCACCACCCCAAAAATATTAATGCCCTCTTTTATGTTAGCGGCTAATAGATTGGCACTCCCCGCAATAGTCTGCGCCCCTGAAAGATACTGGTTGGCGGCTATAACCTGGTTAACCGTGCTAGGCGTAATCGTAGCTGCCCCTTTGGTTGCAATGGACTGCGTAACTTGCCCCGCGCCATTATGGTAGCCTTGCGGGATGATGTAAGAGCCGTTTACCGCCAGGCTTTGGCTCACAGCTCCCCGGTTGGGCATGGTGCCATCCAGCAAACCGCTTTCAGTCCCAACGGTATATCCGGTTAGTATCTGCGCTGCCCCTGCTGTCCCGTACTCCCCCCCTTCACCCAATAGTTGAAAAACCGAGCCACCGTAAACCAGATGCATTATCTGCCCGGCTTTTATATTGCCTGCAGATAGCGCGCTGCCGTTGGATTTCTGAATAACCTTAGCGCCCAGTCCATTGATATTGAGCGTAGCCGCCCCGGTGTTGGCGTTGGGGAACTTGATTTTTACGCTTAGGCCTTCGGTCAGGGTCAAAATCCCCGGTATGGAAACGGTATAGCTGTCGGTACCGGAGGCGGTGGCGTAGGCCATATGCTGTGCTTTATCAGCTTCATGCGCATCAATCTGGTCGGCGCTGGCATAATACTCCGGCTCCTGCCCGCCCAGCTTGTTAGCGTCCGCTGCCGGGGTCGCACCGGTTTGTAGCGCCAATACTTCCGAATTTATTTCATTCACTGCACCGGCCATTTCATTTACCGCACCTACTAAGTTGTCTTTTTCAGCGGTGGTCAGAGTGCTTAGATCTCCCACCTTTGTATCTGCGTAGGCTTTTGCCGCCGCTTTAGCCTCATCAACCTGCTTTTGGGTGGCAAGTATAACTGTCGGGTCTACCTTTAACACCACACTGGCGGTGTTGGATACTTCGAGTATCATTTTTATAACCAGATCTTTTACACTCCCGGCACTTGCAGTGGGTTTATAGGTTTCCGGGTATTTACCTACGGCAATTAGGTCTCCGTTATCATCAAAAATACCGGCTTCCCTAATCATAAACCCACCGACCTGGCCCGGTATAATTGTTTGCGCAACTATCCAGTTAGGGTTTTCTTCATCTACTGCTATGTTGCCTATATTCTCCCGCCACACTTCGTTCCTCAACGCAGCCTGGTCCTCTGAAGGATTATAATAACTTCCATTGCTATCACCAAGGGCCAGTTCTGTAAAGTTGACCTTTTCTCCCAAGGCTGCCGCGTTAGCTATTTTAGCTTTGCCCACCGCTGTTAAAATCGTATAAAACTGTTCAGCCAACTAGCTCACTTCCTTTCGTGGATATACTGTTGTGGTATCCAGTCCCGTATTACTGCCCATTGCAATGTAAGTCTTTCCTTTGCTGGATAGCTCACCTAGCATCCAGGGATAGACGGTTATTTCTTCGCCCGCAAGTATGGCGCTGCCCGTAAAAAAAGTCCCCTTGATTTTTTGCGCTAAGGAGGACTGGATGACCATATTTGCCGGTGCCATTTGCCGGATATCGTCAATCATTATATCGAATTCGCGCCAATTAAAAGTATTAATCTCGATTTTTAGTAAGTATTCATCATGTAGTACGTGTAAATCGTAGTTACTACCGAATAATTGGTTAAGTCTACTTACAAGCAACCGGTAGGTATATGGCAACCTGCCATTCCATTTGGCTAGCACCCGCGTTTTTCTATATTCAGGGTTATCATCCTCATGTGGTGTTATTTTAAGTAGTCTTTCCCTTCTCTGGATGCCTTTTTCGGTGGCGGTCCCGATAAATTGGTCATCCAGCAGATCACTCACCGCTTGCCAAACCTGTTCCAGTTCCGGGTTCTCAGATTCGGCTATCTTTTCAAATTCCCGGTACCCTCTGATGATTTCCGGCCAGTATTCCTGCACTTGCATTATACAGCCGTCACCTCCCCTAAAACCGGTATTTCATCGGCGCCCAGCGCCAGGTTCTGCTGCAGTCCGTTGATTTTGGTATTCTGGATATCCAGCACACCGGGAGCCTTCAGCGCCCTGGTTTCAATCTGGCTGATCCGGATCACCAAGGAAGTGGAATCAGCCCAGGCGCTACGTAGCTCTGCAAAGTAATTGTTAATTACGGACTCAATTCCCGGCTTTACGTCCGGCCAGGTATAACCGTCCTGGAAGGCTATGGTAGATTCAATGTTTACCTCGGCTTCTTCTACTCCTACCACGGTTACAATATGGCCGATAGGGGCTAGGCCGTAGCCTTCCCCCTGGTTGCCTTCGGGGTCAATGGCGGTCTGTACGTTGTTAATAAGAGCAGAGGATGGTACATTGTAATCACTGCCGATTATAGTTAGTTTGACGGTCCCTCCGCCGTCCCATACTGGATAGACTTTCACCCCGCCCACGCCTGGCAATTCGTTTGCTTTCTGTTTATAGTCGGTTATATTCCCGCCGTAAGCCTGGCTAACCAGATTGGCGAAGTATCTTTCCCGCAGATTATCATCCGGCTCTTCATTCTCTCCCGGCACCAGGATATCGGTCAAAGTTGCTGTGGCCAGGCCGGAGATGTAACCTATGGGGAGCAGGATCCCAGTGTAACTGTTTCCGACTTCACCGGCGGTTTCGCACTCCATCCTGAATTGTCCGTCAGTGATCTTTCCCAGAACAACATAGTTCAGATCATCCCCGCTGAACCGGCTACCGATGGGAGGGTTAAAAGCTACACCGCCGGCTCCGGTGAATATCCCTAACCGGATAGTCTTGGCCGCAAGTTTTCGACTTATGCCCCGTTCTGCCGCCCGGCGTGTCAGAAACTCACCATTGGCCGTATCAGCAAAGGTTTCATTTAGAATTACATCAAGCTCAATATACGCCTGGGCTAGTTCAGCCGCTGCCGGCGCCAGGGCGTCATGAATAACACTGCCCTCGCGCTTATCAACCGTAGCCGGTACCCGGTCCAGCATGCGCTGCAGGATTACTTCATAGGTCTGGTTTTCGTACATTTTATATATTCACCGTCCTTTCCGTCTCAAGCTCCCCGAAAACTGTATGCACGGTAAATGCAGCTGTTACGCTTCCTTTCTGAGAAGTAAAAGAGAAGTCATCTACAGCGGTTATGCGGTCATCCTGCAGCAGGGCTTCTGTGATCCTTCTTTCCAGCTCCGGATAGACATAGGGTTTCGGCATTCCAAAAAGATCCTCAAGCTCCACACCGTAATTCCAGCTATAAATAACATGCCGGTACCGCTCTGTGTTGAGAATCTTATATATAGCTTGCTTTACTGCGTCCATGCCGTCTGTGAACCCGGAAACGGTTTCCTTTTCGTAATTGAGTTTATGGGTATAGCTGGGCTCCCGGCTGATAATAAAATCCTGTTCAGCATCGTATGTGCTCTGTGGAATCATGCGCTCACCACCCTGTTCAATACAATGAATTTTTGGCCGCCCTGGACGCGCAAGAGAACCACCTGTTCTCCCACCTGCAAGCCATAGTGCGCCAGGAAGGGCTTTCTGCCCTTATATGCATGCTTATGGGCGGAATCAAAACTATCCTCCCCTGCCTCAGGAGGATTCCGGGTATGGGCATGGGTTGTATCCAGGTAAGCATCGTTCTCCGTAAAATGGTCTACAGTCATATCTACCCAATGGTCCCGAACATTATCGGTCAGCAGCAGGAATTCAGCTGGTATGTCCAAATGCTGTTCAACAGTTATTACCAGGGGATTAATTTGTTTGACCGCTCCCAGCAGGACCGCCGTAGGAGCGCCTTGCTCCACAGCCTGCATGCCGGCCTGCTTGATCAGCCTGAGCATATCCATCTACATCCGCCCCCTCAGTTTCAGATCCATCCAGTGTTCGTTGTCCGCAAAAGTATGCGTCACCGTTTCCACCAGCATATTATTCTGTATGCTGATATCCCCAATCATAGGCAGATAGACTGCTAAGCTGCTCCCGCCCCGGACCCGGATGTCTCCCAGGGCTTTTTTAAGACTTAGAGAGCGGTTTTTGCGATTGTACAACTCTAACAGGGTATCAGCTTTTATCTGACCGTTGGTTTTCTCGTCAATCTTTTCAAAGTACTGCAGCAGCCCCCAGGCGTTTATATTGTTGCTGTCCTTGGCGATATAGACCTCGCGCTTGCCCGCCTCTTCATTGTCATAGGCCAGCTTGACCTGGTTGTAGACATCGTCCAGCCCGGTCTGATAATCAAAGTTTTCAGCGGTATCGTACCCGACTACCAGGTCCAGGCGCATAGTTTCGATATCCCGTAAGGTCAGCCGGCCAAAATCGTCATAGAGCGCATACAGCTTCTTGGTGTTGTCAAAGGTAAGCTGCAGGGCATCCAGTATCATATCAAAATAGGTTTCATTGTCCCGCAGCCGCTGGGCTATCACATAGCCGGTATCAGCTATTGCCCCGGTTTTTAAGTTCTGGCGGCCGGATATCATTCTAACTACGTCCGCGGCCGTTTTTTCGGTATACAGGATAGTATCCTTGTATTTTAAATAGCGCAGCTGGTCATAGGCAGTTACTGATATAATCTGTTCCTTGTCACGCTTCTTGTTCCAGATGTAGCCAAAAAACAGATTTTGGCCATTTACCTTGAACCACATGGGGTTACCCTCCTGGAAGTTGATTATGTCATCCTTCAGCACCTTAAACTCCAGCTTGCCGGCCGCCCCCTGTCTCTCCCAGGTCAGTTTAATGCCGTCTTCCACCATCGGCTGATACAGTATCCCTTGATTTTCAATCGTCAGTTCATACAGTGCTGATCACCTCCAGACTAATAGTCTGGCCGGGGTAAATCAGATTCGGATTTTTCACCCCGTTGGCAGCCGCCACCGCCGCATATTTACTCCCGTCCCCCAGCTCTCTTTTGCATATCGCCCATAAGGTATCCCCTTCCTTGACAGTATAGCTTTTGGCCGGTTCTTTAGCTGAGCGCTCGGTAACGGCCTTGGCCAGGATAGTGTCGCCTTGGTTTGAAATAGGCTGCAGCTTCTGGGTGGCATAGTGCTTATATTGCTTCAATTCCATCGCCACCGTGATATCCTGCCCCTGGTTGGCATCCTCGACGATGCTGTATTCCTCCAGGCTCACTTCCATGTTGGTCCCGAAGAGATACCCGCCCGCCGGGGACAAGCGGGAGACCAGGAACCGAAAAGGCTTTTGGTCAATCTTGAGTTTCTCCAGATGCTCCAAATAAAAAGAAGGCTCTTTAAAGCCTCCTTGATACTCTGCAAAAGGATATTCCCGCCCGGGCAATAAAGCATCAAAGCTGATATCTGTAAGCCCGGCTTTTTTCAGAACATTGATTTCTCCCAGGTTCATCAGCTCCAGGGTCTTATTCTGATTCTTGATGCTCAGACTCAGCTTCCCCGGAGCTACCGGCAGCTTAACCTCTCCCAAGTAAAAGTTATACACTGTCGTAACTCCCCTCCGCTTCATTAACTATGGCTTCGGCCAGACGAGTTTCAAGCTTATTGATAATACCGTCAATGTCAGCCGTTTCCCGGATGTCCCCGAAGGAATTGGTCAAAGTGACTTTTACATCCCGCAGAACCGTCCGGTCTATGACCTCCCGCTCGGCCACGTCGCGCAGGTATTTTAAATCCTCTTCGGATATCTCCAGAGCGTCGGCCGCTTTGCCGGTATTGGCGGCTATATCTCCAACGCCGTTATTTATACTGTCCCATAACCCGTCGTTAGCATTTGTTTGTTCTCTTCGAATGTTATAGCGTCTTTGCAAGGCGTTTAATCTCGCTATGCCCTCTATCTGTGAAATTTTTTCATCCCTCGCAGCAATTGCAGCATTGTTCTTAATTCTTGCCTCGGTAGCGAAGGTTACATTCGATATCGTGTCAAATGCGACACCGGGGAGACTGTTTACATTTCTGATAAAGGCGTTAATGATATCAATTGCCCCATTGACCATATCCTGTAGATCGGTCAAAACATCAACTTTTAGATTCCCCACATAGGTCATTACCGCATATACACCCTTCATAAATCCAATCCTGATACTATCCCAAGCACTTAGAATCACATTAGTAGCAATTAACCAGGCCACTTTTATCCCCCCTACGGCTTGGACCCAGCGGTAAATTGCAGCAATGACCACTCCTATAATTATTGCTATAGCACCAATACCTGAAGCCGCAATAGCAGCATTCCAGGCATACTGCGCCATAGCCGCATTACCTGTTGCTAAAGCCAAAATGCCATACCCTACTGATTGTGCGAGTAATGCGACAGTATGCGCTATCGTTCCTGTAGTATTAATAGCCGTCCATAATGCCGCTAATTGTGTCGCTACAACGTAAGCCCCTACCGCAGCGGCAAGCCCCCAAAAAACCGGAGCAAGACTTGACCAATTATTAGCTAATAAATTAATAAAATCTAGTAACGGCTGTGAATAACGTATTATATTATTTACAGTTGTTGTCCATACTTGCCCCCAGGTCATGGGTAGTCGCCTAAATCTCTCTTCGGTTTCATCCGCGACTGCAAACATGGCGTTTTTGATTACATCAGCTGTAATTAGTCCCTCAGCGGACCATTCCTTCATGGTCCCTTCCACTCCGGCATTTATCATATAGTCTTCAATAGATGCAGCCAGTAGGGGCGCGTTTTCCCGGATTGATCTGAATTCATCCCCTTGGAGCCTTCCTGAGGCCATGGCCTGAGTCAACTGATACATGGCTGCCGTCTGCTCTATAAGACTTGCACCGCCAATTTTAAATTGCTTATTCATTTGTTCGGCAAAAGCCACTATCTCTTTGCTGCTGGAGAAAGCATCCCCTGCCAATATACCCAGCTTAGAGACTGTTTTTAGCGTATCCAGATAAGGGCTCCGTGCCCTCTGCGCGGATCGGAAAATTATATCTTGCAATTCAGCTGTCGTTTGGAGCGTGTCATTCATCAGGTCCAACCTGGAGGTAGCTAGTGCTATATTATCCGATGTTTCTATTATCCCTTTTACGCCAAAAGTTGCCCCCATAGTTGCCGCAAGATTTTTGAATCCAGTTAACAGCCCTGCTGCGGCTCCCTGCCCATTTCGGATATCGTTATTGAACCTCTGCTGCGCCTGATCGGCCTCTCTGATTTCCTGCTCAATTTGATTGAAGACGGTTTCAGCTCTATTTAGCTCCATGCGGGCCGCCTGCAAACTACGAGTGTCAACTGCGCGGCTGGAGACGTTCTGCATTGTCTCAAAACTAGAAATAGCAATATTTAAGGCACCGGTCATGCTTCGCAGCGCTGGGGTCATGCCGTTATACATTTGTATTGCCGTTTTTATTGTTGCCATAAGCCTCACCCTTTCTAGGCAAATAAAAAAAGAGCCCAAAGGCTCCTTAAAAGGACTTTCTTTGAAAGATTTTAATGTCGTTTTTATAATTCGATTTCTATGTTCGTTTTTGGTTTTTCATTAAATATCTTTTTTAATTCTTCTGCATGATTCGATTTATTGGTAACATCAAAAGCTATATATTTTATTTCATTATCTTTATGATATGCAAACACTAAAAAGAACGTTAGGATTCTAGATGTCTTTTCTTTTGCCCTGCCGCCTATCATTGCTCCAAGAGGTCCAAACAACACTGCTCCGCCAACAGCTCCACCGACGCTGCTAACATAACTTTTTTGAAGCTCTTCACTAGTTGTAACGGAAATATCACTTAAACGCTCCAGCGGGAGTATAAATGATGTTCCTCCACCCTCAATGATCAATTTGTCCGCTAAGTAATAGACTAAACACTCCGTTCCCTCTGCAAGTGGTAAGCCGGTTGTATGAGGTAGCGTGTCCCCCCAGATGCAATTTAAGGTTTCCCTTTTTTCCTGCTCTTTTCTTTCTGTTTCACGTATAGCCGCTTTCTTTTGTTTGTTAGCTTTAATATTCAAAATACTGGCTACACTCAGCATTACGCCCATGGCAATAACAAAATACCCATCCTTCATATCAGGTGTTGCGCTAGTCATAACCAGACCAATCAAAACTATAATTACACCTAGGATTATGCAGAATACCCACACAACTCCCGCCCCCCTCTAGCAACGTTATTTATAATTATAAGTTAAGGGAAAAGAGTTTTCTACTTTCTTCTGCCCTTCCTAGCCTTTTTCACTTTTACTGTTTCCTTTTTGTCGTTTTCGATTTTGGTTTCTATACTCGCGGCAATAAAAGCTCTTTCTTCACGGGATAGGCTCAGTAATTGCGAAGGCAGCATATGAAACTTATGGAGGCAATAGTAAGCAATATTACTCTCACTATCACCTCCAGTAATTAGTTTTTTGCTTCTTCCAACAGGTCTTCCATAAGAACATCAAACCCATTCACTTCCTGGACTTTTTCCAGATAGCCGGCATACTCTCCGGGCTTCAGCATTCGTTTTAATAAAGCTTCGGCCCCCATAACGCCATAGCTATTTTGGAGATCCTCGTTATTCAGATTCGGGAAAACGGTACAGGCGGCGGCAAGCTTACCTGAGTATAGATTAACATCTGTTTCCCGCGAATACTGTCCCCGCTTCCCGGGGATGGGCACCCGCTTAGTGCAGGCTTTCCTTATTGCCTCGTCCTCTTCACCAGTAATACATTTGATTTCCCATTCTATAGGCTTTTTATTCTCATCCAGAAAACGCTTGGAAGCTACAAACCTAATATTCTCATCCGCCACGGCATTACCCGCCAAAAACGCGCTCAAATTACTCATTTAGTACCAATCCTTTCTATGCCTGCATTCCCGGCAGCATCGAAAACTTTTCCGGGATTTCAAAACTTTCAAAGGTGAAATCAAAGTCCTCTTCGATATACTCGGCATCAGCATCGAACTTAACCAGCAAACCGCCGTCAATATTGCATTCTTTCAGGATAACCGTCTGTCTCCCGATAGTGGATGTTGGATCCTCATTGGTCACCTGAATATCAAAATAGAAATCCTCGCCGGTCTTCGCGTATCGGTAGAGCAATTCCCTAAAAATACTGGTATTGTAGTGGAAAGTTGCGCTGCCGGAGCCGGTCCAGCCGGTAGCCTTATTCCCCTTCCCGGTCTTGCCCAGTATCGGCACTTCCGTCTTGGTCTTTTCAATACTGGCCTCCAAATTTATAGCTTGCATAAAGTTGTACCGGTTGCCTTCAATGGTTATAAAGCACTCCGCCAGAGAACCACTGACCGCATCCTTGGCATTCATAATTTCAGCCATTATCATTCACCCCTTCCTATTCCACAATGACCGTCATATAGAGCTTAGCCATAACACTGACCGGCGTCACGTAATCATTCACCACTACCGACTTTTTATCCATGCCCTTATCTACCGTAATATCCTCGGCGGTAAAGTTTTCAATAGCCGCTACCCGCTGCAGCTCATCGTGATAAGTGACCAGGTCATTCCAGAAGGCAATGCGGCCAGCCTCGTTATTCTGCACTTTACCCAAATACTTAGTATTGAACAAAACCGCGATATCGTTGCCGATCTGGTCCAGTACCCGGATTACCTGGTTGTTGCTGAAATCCTCGCTCTTGTCGTCCGTATAAGATACAAAGGTGTTGATGTCGTCCAGCACTCGAATATTGTCCCCCACCTGATGAAACATCAGCTTACCGGCTTTTAACCCGGTTTCCAGCGCCGACTGCTTATAAGCGGTATCTATGATGTATTCTCCACCGTAAACCATATTGGTTAAGCTTCTGTTCACCGCACAGCCGGCTTCCTGCCCGGCCAACCAGTAGACCAGAGCGGCCTCGTTAGCCCCTGCTACCTTGTTCTCCACCGATATAATGCCTTCGTAATCGGCGGTGTTATACCGATACAGCACCGTCTGAAGCTTTACCCCATGGTCATCCCGTAAGCGCTTGGTGAACTGTACAAACAGATCCTTGATCGGGTCATCGGTTCCATCATAAGCCAGGATATTAAAACTATAGGCTTCGATGGCATCCAGGGAGGCGCTGTAAGATTCTCCGGTTACTGTACCATTAATGCCGCCGGCCAAAGTAACTCCGGCCGCAGCTGCCAGGGCACCGGTACCGCTGAAGGTTACAAAGCCGTTAGCGCTCAGATCGGCAACCGTAGCTGCCAGCTGGGTATCTACAAGCTTAGTCCCCACATAGGTCATGACGTCAAACTTGTTTTCATCGTCAATGTTTGCCTGGATTACTATCTTAATATCATTGCCGCGGGTACCACTGTATTTAGCCGTAGCCGTCAGATTCCCGCTGGTCGCGGTTGCTTTCACACCCCCGGAATTGACCCGGTACAGGTAAATCGTTTTTGCCCCTTTAAATATTTCCCGCAGGGGCTGCAGCTCCGGGTCGGTATAGGCGTATCCCAGCAGGTCAAAGCTGTTTTTTTGGATATCTACCGCTTCCAGGGTTACAACCTCATTCTCCGGGCCCCAGTTCAGGGCCAGGGGGAGCGCAGCATAACCCCGATCGCTTAAGGTTGCCGATGCCCGGGACGCCGACACAAAATTTATATAAGCCCCGGGGAGGACTTTGTTCTGAGATAACCAAACCCCACCACCAAGCGCCATTTATATCACCCTTTCCTTAAATTCTTTTACCCGCTGTTCCACTTCAGCCAGGCTGTACTTTTTATCCGGTTGCAAAACTACTCGCAGAATATCCGGCGAATAGTTGAGTTTTTTGCTCTTAAGGATCTGGTCTCTACTAAAAACTGGCTCAGCTGCCTGAACAGGCTTTTCTTCGAGTTCCAGATCCGGTTTCTTTTTGGCCGCCATATCATCCCTCCTTCGTAGAAGCCCGCTGATTCAGTGCACTCATCTTTTCTTCCGGTACCGCGGGTTTATTAACATAGAAATTGAACTGGATAAAGAAATGCAGCACGCCATCAACTATTTCCGTGTTGCGCTCAGAGCCGCGGATCTGCAGGTCGGGAGGGCCGGTGATCGTTATATACTCCAAGTTAGCAAGCAGCTTCTCTTGGACCTCATAGCATTGCTGTTTTTCGCTGCCGTTTGGTTCCGGAAAGAAAATAATATCAAAGCTATGATTCTTCAGATATCGGTTGCCTACCACCTGCTCAATACCAGCTTGCAACAGCTGGATATAAAACGCCGGCGGCTGCAGCTTCTGGGGAATATGCTCGGCGTAGATACGGTACCCGTCCCCAAATAAGGCATTCAGTTTCCGGCTGATGCCGATGACTAAATCATTTACCACCGTCGAACACCTCCTGCAGCCGCTTCACCAGTGCCTTTTCGATAATCTTAGGAGCATCGCGCTCCAGCTCCTGCTCTGATATGGTCATCATGAATCGGCCTGGTACCCAGCCACTATGACTAGCTGTCCGATGACCGAACTCCACATAGGCAGCATAGTAGACCGGATTTATGATCTCGATTTCGTACATATCGCCCTTTTTAATTACCGGTCCTACTGTCCAGCCCCGGCGTAGAATTCCGCCCGTTTTCCCCGACCCAGGCGGGTATACCCCGACCGGTGTACGCTTGATCACCTTGGCCAGCATCCTGGCCGCCAGCTGCCCCACCATCTGCCTGCTGAAAGCATCCAGGTCGGCTTTCTCTAGGCGTTCTAAACGCTTCTGCAGCTTTTTCAGCTGCTTGAAATCGCATTTACCCCAACGAACCATCAGGCCCACCCCCCGGCTGTCAGTAGGACCTCCTGATGCGTAGGATAGATAGCCGGCAGTCCGGAACTGATATACCGATAGGTAACGCCGCTACGAACAACTTCAACCCTGCTGCCCGGCTTTATTGCAACCTCGGGAGGCAGGAACAGCTTGATAGTTTGGACTATTCCCGCTCCCGGAGAAACGTCCTGCACCGCTGCCAGGGTCTGAAATGACAGCCGGCATGGTTGACCAGTGACTATTGCTATCCACTCCTGCCGGGTAATCCTGGTTTCCGGATCCTGTACGGACATCAGTTCATAGATGGTACAGCGGTCCTCATACAGGCTTTCAATCCCGGCTCTGACAGCAGCGGTACTCATGACCAATCAAGCCTCCTTAATGCAGCAGTCAGTAATGCCTTGTTGCCGTCAATCAGCGTATTGACCAGAGCGCTAAAACGAGTTTCCGGACTGCTGCCGCTGCCGAAGTCCACAGTAGTATCTCCCAGCCGGATAGACTTGGCTACCGCCTCCAGATTGATTTCCCCCAGATCGGCCCCTATGGCCTTCTTGTGACGAAGAAATTCCCCGGTAATAATATCAATTACCAGTGGTTCAGCTTCGCCCGATACCTCACTTATATTGCAGTTTAATTTGATTTCAGCAGCGACTTTGCCGATCAGTAAGTTAATCAATTCCTCGTCGGAAGTACTTACTGGATAGCCAAAAGAAGCCAGTCTGGTTTTAACCTGTTCTAACATTAATCAGCACCCTCTTCTTCATGTTCCCGCAGCCGGGCGATCAGGGTTTCCGTTTTTACATTGCGAGCGACTTTAATACCGGCCGCTTCACAAGCGGAAAAGAGCTTGGCACGGCTCATCTGGTCATAGTTCAATACAACAGGTGCCTCCTCCATCAATGATTCAGGCTCAGGTTCAACTATATAACCCTTTTCCTGAAACCATGAAATTAAATAGGGGTCAGAGCACTCTCCGACCCCGTTTGAAAACTGAACACCGGCAGAAACACCGTTATACTCGGAATTCGGTGCTTTAATTATCGCCATAAATGTTCACCATCCTTTATTGTGCTTTCACTTCCACTTCCACCGTCGCAGTCACACCAGCGGTATTGGCAAACGGAGTGGGTATGGGTCCCAAGGTTGCTGTGAAGGTGTATTTTGCAGCAGCACCTTTATTATAAGTATCTGTGTCTGCCCAAGCAGTAACCGGAACTGTTGCTTTTGATCCACCCGTAAAAGTTGCAGTTACATGTGTCGGTAATATCGCGATGACTGCATCTTTATCAGCAAAAACGGGCTCAGCAATCGTTCCGCCGTCAATGTCAGGAATGACATCAAAGGCGGTTATTTCAATTTTCATCAAGGTGATTAATGCTGTTTCGATCGCTGCAATCAGCTGTGCTTTGGTCATTCCTGCAGGATTAATACCAGCATACGGCGCAAAAGTTTCAAGCTCGGCTTTACTTAGGTAATCCCACGGAGACAGCGTATCTGAACCAGGCACAACGGTATATCCCTTGCTAGTAAACCAAGCAATTGAATCAGTATCTGCATCAGGAACAGCCGCAGCCCCATTGAAGAAATCATACCCATAATCACAGGAGTGATCTTCGTTTAACGAATATACTCTTGCCATAATCTGTTCCTCCTTATTGAACTTTAATTTTGCGCAAAACACCGGCCGCTTTGGTTGCTTTCAGCGCCACAGCCGCAACCATTTCCACTTCACCGGTTTTTACCGCGCCAGCTGTAGTAAAATCAGGCAGCCAGGTTTGAACCGGAGGAACACCGGCCATGGATACTGCGTGGAAACCATCTAAAGCAAGTCTAGCAGTATACAGGGACGTCTCACCGGTCACAGGGTTGATGGGAACGACCGGATTATTTGTTCCGGGCTGATTACCGAGATCAACAAGGGCTGTATTGCCGTACTGTTCAACTTGCTGGCCAAAATCATTCTTGGTTACCTGGTACATCCCCGCACGCCGAGCAACTGCTCGAATCTTGGCAATTAGTTTGAGGTTGCCACCGATAAACGTTGGAGTACCATCCAGCCCCATCAGGAATTCATCCAATTCATCCAGAAATGCTTGCCAATTTGCAGACACATTAGCTGAGGTATCAAGTACTATAGGCGCTGCGGGAATAACCTCAGTGGACGAACCAACCAGAGCTTTATCCAGCCCATCAAAAGCATTAGCATCCACAGCATTGTCACCATTTATTACGGTATCATTGAACAATGCAGACGCCGCTTTGGCCTTTTGCTGGATTTGAAGGGTTACTTCATCAATAATCCCGCCCATGTTAGAAATAACACGGTCAATTTGGAAACTTCCACCAAAGACTTTCAAGTCAGTGGTGAATCTTTGTTTGTTGACTTCCTGCGGGATGTACTCAACGTTTATCGCTCTAAAGGCCGCAGTTGGCTGAGTGATCAGCCGAGTATATCCATAGGTCAACGTGGCCCCGCCCCCAGTGGGCGAAACACAATCGTCAAAGATAAGGTTATTGAACAGAAAACTGCTTTTCGCAAATTCATCAATAACCCCCATCTGAAGGGCATCTTGAACATTCAAGCTCGCTTGCGCTAAAGTTACCGGCATTAGTCATTACCTACCTTTCTTAATTTTGGGCAGATGTCAAATGTGATCGTATGGCATCTGCCAAAGTATCAGGCTTATCGCCTTTTGACGCCCCGTCCGACCCTTCTCCAGGTTTAGCCCCTTTGAAATTTGGCTTGCTGTCGGTAGCGTCAAACAAAAACTTACTATCTTCCGCTTCCTTGAGTTTCTTAATCTGGTCTTCCAGGCCTTTTACCTGGTCACCGTCGAACTCTGCTTTTTCCAAATTCAATAGAGCCCGCACTGCTTTGGTATTTTTGGCTTTGGCTGCGGTTAAAGCTAACTCTACTGCGGCATCCAATTTCACCTGTTTCAGCTTACTTTCATATTCAGCTGTTGTAGTTTCATTGGTCTTTTGCAGCTCCTGGATCTGCTTCTGTAATTCCTGGTTGTCGCCGGCAGACTTCTTCAGGTCTTCCAGTTGCTTATCTCTGTCGACCAGCTGCTGCTTCAGGTCCTTGTTGGCGTTGTTCACCTCGTCGAACCGGGATTTTGGGATATACCCCTTCATTTCCTCGACGACCGCCCCCAGAACCTTGTCAGCCTGCTCCTCGGTGAGACCTAAAGCTATAAGTTGTTCCTTGGTCATATAAATTCCCCTTTCATCTTCACTTTTTTGTCCCGGTCGTGTCCGGTGATGTCCCGTTCTTTTTCGCCTGCGGTACCGGAAAGGCGGACATAAAAATAACGCTCCCCCTGAGCGTTTTGAACAATAAAAAGCACTTACCGTTTTACCAGTAAGTGCTTAAATTGCCTTTTTACCTTGCTTATAGGCTTCCCTATATTTCCCGTACTGCTTCTGATCTGCGTAACGGTTCTTTTGCATCTTCTCGGCCAGAATTGCCTGGGGATTGGACTTTACATGCTTTTCATGCCACTCTTTGTAAGTCATTTTCCCATCAACATAATAAATCTTACCGTCCGCGCCCCGCGCGGCTCTGGTAGTGTAATTATCATCAAAGTACGGAGCGGTTACCGTCCGACACCGGGGATGGAAAGGCGGCGCGGTCACTCCGGGTTGGTAGTCCTTCATGTCCAACACCTTACCATCCAACTCCCGGCATATGTCCGAAGTCTTAAAATCCAGGGTAGCCACAATCTCATACTTTTCTATATCCAATTCCTGATAAGCTAGTTTCTGCCCTTCTGCGGAGAAATAGGCGCTTTCCGTCATAACAAGCCGGCCGGCCTGGCGCTTGGATACGTTCAGGCGTTCGCTGATAGTTTTTATGGCCTGGTCCGGAGCGTCTCCCCGGATTAGGCTCTGGGTCAGGTTGCTTTGCAACTCGTTAATGAGCTTTTCTTTGTTTTCCCAGATGCGGTCAGAGAAGTTTTTGCCGTCCAAGGCCCAGGGTTTTGACGCCACCGCGTTAACCAGATCAGGTTTTAGTATTCCAAATTCAGAACCTTGCCCCAGGCCTTTCTGTACTTCATAAATAGCCTGATAATAGCTCTGGGTAAATAGCTCGGCATTCAGATCCCCCATGCTCTTATGCTGGCTGTCGGCCAGCATCTCCAAGTTATGGCGGATTTGCAGCAGCATAGCTTCATAGCGGCTGATATGCACCCGGGCGGAGGCGTTCTCCAGCTGTTTCATCCAGCGGCCGTCAACAGCGTTTGCTTCACCTTTTTCAATATACTCGGAAACAGTCCAGCGGAATTCCTCTAGTTCCCTGGCCTTCAGCATCCTTTTAGCCTCAGCCAGGGAGATGTCATTGTTTACCGCTATCCGGCGTAGCCATCTTTCAATGTCCTTTTCAATAGCAGCTGCAGCTCCCCGGTATTCTTTTTCCAGATCCCTGACGACCCCTTCACTTTTTTGGAACAAAGCGTCGTTAAGCTGAGTGAAGCGCTGCTCCCAGTATTCGCTATTCTTCATTGGTTCCAGCCCCCGTATTAAAAGCCTTGCCGTACTCGTCCATCCGTGCCTGTTTCTCGGCCTCCTCTTTCTTAATCCGCTTCAATTCAGCGGCGGTATCCGTTGTCCAGGGATGATTAGCCACGATAGTTTCCTGACTGATTACCCCCTCAGACTTCTGACAGTTGCCGATAGCTTCATTCTCGTTAATCAGAATATCCCGGTTAAAGATCACTTCTACTGTTTCACCGGTAAAATCGCCTTGGCCGGTATTGGCCAGGTGCATATTAACGAACCACAGCAATTCCTCAAAAGCAGCTTGATATTCGTTCTCCATGCCATTGGCATCCAGATCCAGATCGGAGTACATGGACTGGATGTTCATCTGGTTAGGACTGTTACCCAGTTTATCCTGCTTAGCGTCAAGACCGCGGCCGTTTTCAATCAGAGCTTTTTTGAGAATCTCCAAAATGACTTTATAGTTCTCGCTGTTAACCTCGACCTGCAGGGTCTTAAGGTCCCCGGGCGCGCCTTCTACGGTCTTGACCTTGACCGCTCCGTACTGGGCCAGGTTGTAGCGGAATTCGCCCAGGTTCTCTCCGTCGTAGTTGATCAGCACTAGGATGGTATTCCGGGCATCCTCCTGCATGTTGTTCATGAAATCGCTGGTAATAGTGTTGATTGCATCCTGCAGTGACTTTACCCGGCTGAGCAAAGATATTTCTTTAGCATTATATTTGAAAGCTACGAACGGGACTTTGAGCCAGTTTAATCCCTGCTTAACGCCTTCTTTTTCAAAGCTGAAATGGCTGTCGTTCGATTCGGGTATCAGCTTCTCGTTCACCAATTGGTAGTACTTAACTCCTTCAGTGTTGTAAAACTCAACCTTTTCGATGACCTTCTTTTCTCGACCCTCGTAAACTTCCACCCCGTAAACCCGGCATACCGCATCCAGCTCGGTGTGATCGGCATCCGCCCAGAAGGGAAGGGCCTCTTCCGCCTCTATCCGCTTAAAGGTCAGCTCCCCCTGTTCGTTGTAATAAACCTGCAGCCAGGCTATCCCGCCGTTTAAGCTGTCTTCTCCGATTCTCCTTAAAACCCTTAAAAACCGGTTGTTGAACACCTGGCCTATCTTTTTGCTGTAGGCTTTATCCTCTACCTGAAAGCTCGGTTTTTTCGCCAGCAGGTAATTGACCTTCTGGTCCACCAACTTGCCATATTGATTGTCTACCAGCCTGTTGTTGGGCAGGTTGAAAACCGGGGTTTTCTTCCCGTCTTTCCCTATGACCGTACGCTGCCGGGCTAATATGTCATGCTCCCCGGCATAATACTTTTTAGCGGCCAGGGCCATCCGGCGCTGAGGGGAGTGCTTCCATTCGGCGATCTCCTTCTCCAAAAATTCCTCCAGGGTCATGCCGGCGTGATAGGCTAAATTGGCTTTGACTATATCCATCGGTGTGATAATCGTTCTCACCTCTTTCCGGACAAAATAAAAGCCCTCAGTCGAAACTGAAGGCGGAACCCTGACCTACTTTTTCGGCTATGCCGGTGGTGCAGTCGGGAGCGTCGTCATATTTGTTTTTACCCTCCCGCTGGTAGGTGGCCATTGCATTATAGTATTCCGGCCAGCGGTCTTTCCAGTTTACCGGGAAGTAAATATGGTCCATCACCCAAGTAGCATTGGAAAGGATCCTTGCCGTCTTGTTCTTGGATTGATGAAACCATTGGACTCTGGTCTTATTGGTCTTGTATTTCTGTTTAAGAACGCGCTCCACCGCCCGGGCGAACCCGCGGCCACCGTTATTACTCTCAATATCAGCGATATTTACGCTATCTTCGTGCAGCATTTTAGCAGTGGCCGGCTCGGTTTCCTCCATCGGCGCCTTGGTGTACAGTACATTCAGGATATACGCTTCTCCGTTGTATTCTCCGTAATCAATTGAGCATAGATAATTATCACCCTCATCGGCGGTATCAGTGTAGTTTTTAATAACTATGAATAACGGGTTTCCCTTATCGTCTCGGGGGATATCGGTATAGGTCTTAAAACTGCTATACAACCGGCCCTTGATATCTATGGGCTCCTGCTGGTAGTTGGCTGAGGCGATATCCAGCCCCATGGCCCGAGTTTTCATTTCGTACGATTCCCGGGATAGTATTTCCTTGCACAGCATGGAGCCGTCATCCCGGAGCGCTTTCATGGTCACATGCCGGCATTTCTTCTTCTCTTTCCGGAAATGTTCCAGAGCTCTGCCGGCCAGGTCCAGGGTATGCCATCTGGTCATGATGATTATGATTTTGCCGCCCTCTTCCAGGCGAGATAGCATGGTATTAGTGAACCACTCCCAGTGCTTTTCCAAGATGTTCTCGTTATATGCCTCTTCGCTGCTTTTGATCAGGTCGTCAATAATCATCAGGGTACAGCCAAAGCCGGTAGCGGTGCCGGTTGGAGACGTAGCCAAGTAGTTTTTATAGCCGCCTTCCAAGCTCCACAGATTCATAGCCCCATCGCCCCTCTTGATGCGGACGCTGGGGAAGATGTCAGAGTATACGATCTTTTCAGGGTCAGCCTTGATCTCCTGGATACTGTCACGCACATCCTTGGAAAACGTGGTAGACAGGGTTTCATTGTAGCTGCCGATCATGACCTTGGCCTGCTGATTTCCCCCGAAAACCCACTGAGCCAGGTTCACCGCTGTACGGGATTTGCCGTGGCGCGGCGGCAGGTTAATTACCAGTACATCGTCCTCGGACTCGTAAAAGTTTTGCAGCTCTTGGCATAAATGTACTAAATACTGCCGCTCTTCTTTGTAAAAATCAGGCGCCTTCAAATGGCAGAAATAAAAAAACTCCCGCCGGGCCAGCTCCAGACGGGCTCCTTGACGGATTTTCTCGTCAATCATCCCTGATCAACTTCTTTAACTCCTCGGTGGTCAAGCCGGCGAAGGGGTTGCCGCCGACGTTACCGGATACGCCGATATCCCGCTTATCCCGCCATTTTTCGGGCTTCCTGTTTTTAAGCCAGAATATCTGAGCGGTTGTATCAGGCTGCACTTCTTTCTGTACAGCTTTGGTGACTACCATTTCGTAAACCGGAAAGCCGTAGATATCAGTTATTGGATTGCCTTCAGGGTCTTTTTTCAGCATACGCTCACTGGTTACCTCGGTATATTCGTATCCCAGGGCTCTTTTTAACAGGGAATTTTCAACCTCTCGGTCAACAACCTCTTTCCCTCTTTTTAGGGCGTCCAAAAAGTCCGGATGCCCCTTTTTGTAGGTCTCCAGAGTAGATTTACTGATCCCCAGGTTCTTCGCTATCTGTAGCTCGGTGAGGCCGTCTCTGGCCCAACCTTCAACCAGGATTAACTTTGTTTGTACTTCCGGCCATTTGGATAAAGCCACGGCTCTCACCTCCTTGTAGGCATAAGAAAAGCCCGGTAATAATACCAGGCTATATAAATTAAATAATTACTCGTTACCTTGCATTAACCCTAATGGTATTGGATTAAATTGAGCTATATAGCCACAACGCTTGCAAACCAATTGAATCATAGGAATTAATGGACCAGTACCTAAAAGAGTATTTCCTTTTTCGTCAATACGTATAGCGGCGCACAAGTGTTCATTAACAATCCAATCGTTAGTTCCACAAAAAAGACAAGCGTTTTTTATCCCTTTTGCATTTAACGCAGTAACAACTTTACTTATCTCCATTTTTTATCCGCCCCTTTCGCCGTTTTCTTTTCTTCTTCGACAAAAGGAAGTGATTTCCTGCAAATAAAAGTAGCTGCCTATGTGAATGCAGACAGCTACAATCATTATAATAAAGCAAACAAGCGTTTGTGTCAACTATATTTCTGCGTACAGCGAATTCCACTGCTCCTTGGGTGTTTGCTTCTTTCTTTTTCTGCCTTTGCTCACGCCTTTAGGCTCAATCGCCCCGCCGGCATATACTGCATCTGGAGTCTCCCGGATCATCTTTGGTTCACCAGCCGGCCACCAACAGCCATGCCCCCGCGGGCAGCAGTATCCTTGCCCTGGTATGTATTCGAGACTGACCCCACACTTGGAACATAGCCGCATCTTCTCTCTCAGGGTTACCGCCTCCTCTGCCCTTATATAATTCCGACGTAGCACCCATTTAAACACGGCGCATCTTCTTTGGAATGCGCACTACTAACGGGCTTCTGCCCATCCCTTAATTTTTGCCATCTTATTAAGGTCGCTTTGCGCCTCATTAAAGCTTTTACGCCAAGGCAAATTAGCCATACATTTCCATCCTGATTTGCCGGGTTTCTGGTATCGGGCTTTGTAATTACTATTTCCAAGTCCACCCATGACTTTATATCGCCATCCACGGTTATCTATATACGTTTTTACAAACCGGCAATCAGTAATTTCAGGATTAAATGGCTTAGGTGGACATTTTGTCCTTTCCGGCTCGTTGCCGTTTGGGCACATACAGCATCTGTATTCCAGGTACTCTACTTTACTCATCTTACCGTTCCTCCCCTTCTTCGCATAAATAACAGAATCCGCAACTACTCGGCCGTATTTTCGTATCCTCCGCAGCCCTGGCACTCGTTATTTCCGTCACAGCCGCGGCAATAAAAATCATCACTGTTACAGTCGTTGGCTAAACCACACCCTGTAATTTCATCCCCATAAGAACCAGATACGTAGTAAAACTTACATGTATCACAAAGACACGTTCCGGGAATAGCTTTTACAATCGAATTAATCAAGGTTTTCCCTCCTTCGCATTTATAACAGACTACGTCCTACTCTCCGGTACCCAACAGCCCATAACCAGCTATATCCTGCCACGGATCCTCGTTTCCCTGCTTGCCGTTGGCTACCCGAAACAGCTTGTCGATGACTCTGATGACTCCTAGCATGTCCCGGTACTGCTCAGGTTTCACGCCATCCGGATATAAAATCTCCAAGATACAGCCCCCGCGGTTAAAAGCATCACCATACTGTAGGTTTTTCTCATCCACCAGAGCGCCTATGGCTTTACCCAGGGCCTCGTATTTACCTACTACTTGGTACGGGATCGACTCCTCGTCCTCCGGCCCGAATCCCTGTTCCCTCTGGGCCAGTGGTTCTTCCTGTGCTACACTATTCCCAGCAGGCTCCGCTTCCTCCCGTTCCGGCTCCTGGTTCGCGGCCTGCGCCGGTGCGGGGATCGGGGTCTGCTCTTCTCTCTTTAACCATGTTCCTATAGTTCCTACCGGTACCCCAACCTGAATAGAGGCCTGATTCATGGACATTCCGTCTTTCATGAGTCTTTTAACTTCCTGCAGTTTTTCCGCTTTATCCTCTCTCGGTTTATTCATGGTATCTTCTCCTTTCTGACTTTTCGGTGAATTCCAACCTGGCGGAAATGGCTCCTGGGTACCATACCACTCAATACTGCCATCCGGCTGCAACCGTCCCAACCTTACCGTGCTGTCGATAAAACCCTCCGGAGGCTTGGGTTCTTCAAAAGTATGCGACTTATAGGTGTTGGCTCCGGACAAGAAATCTATGCATTCTATGCCGGTGTCGCGTTTCATGTCGGCTCCTCCTTCAATAACCGCTCGACCTCATCCACGCTGTGCACTACTCCGGCTACCGCGCCAGCCGCCTTCCACTTGTTCAGGGTAGCCGTCTGCAGTGCAGTCACCCGGTTGTTTCCCGGCCGCTTGACTTCCAGGGCCAGCATCCTTCCCTGCCGGCATCCGATTATATCCGGCCACCCGGATTGCCGGGCGTCGCCCCGGGTCTTGACTGCGTAGCAGCCGGGTTGGGTGTTAAGCCATTTCAGTATCGCCTTGACCACAGAAGCTTCCAGCGGTACCGGTCTATTCATCAAGATCACCTTCCCACTGATTTATAATTTTCCAATGCTCCAGATCAATGGGCCTGGCGGCATATAACATATCTTCCGGCACCAGAAAAGGCTTAATAAAATCAACCATAACTTCTTTTTTAGTCCGGGTTGATAACGGATACTGTTTACTTGCCCCCTTGCGCCGATTCCAAACCTGCTCCGCAACGTCTTCCCCAGCCCGTGTAAGCACTGGCTGCCATAGCGGAAAAGAAAGCTTATGTTTACCGTCTTTAGGAAAATACTGTTCTTCCATCAACCCTTGGCTGATCATGTCATTAATAATTGGGCCCCGCGGGATACCAAAAATGCGCTGCACATCCTCGAAGGTCGTATAATTTTCATCATGAAAACCGAACCCTATTCTGATCTGCTCAGATGTCTCACTTATTTCCCGGAGCCTTTCCGCTTTTTCTTCGCCCAGAGCCGCGGAGAGCGCGGAAAGGATAGATGCATTGGCCGGCAGGGAGTAGGTCCCCGTCTTGCGGATACTGGGCAGAACTTCATGGGTTACCCAGCGTTTGAAGGCTTTGGCCTCTTGTTTGTGGCTGCTTAAAATTAAGGTGTATAAACCTGATTCGTTTACAATAAGCATGGCCTGGTTGCCGCCAAGGGTGTCTATTAAACAGACACCCTTTTCATCTTCATCAAGCTTACCTACGGTTTGCCGAGCATTGACATAGCCTAAAATATCGCAGACATCTTTGCCCACGAACCATGGTTCCCCGTCCTTAATAACCGTCCTTACCGCAGTTTCACGAAATTTAAAAGCTTTTTGAATATCGTTCATATTACCCTCCATTCTCTTTATCCTAGCTGCCGGAGCAGCCGTGTCAGTTTTTCTCTGTGCGGCACCAGGTACCCGTCCCTGGCCTGTTTGTACTCTTCCTGACTTTGCCACCCTTTTGCGCTCACCTCCGGCTTCATAGCGAATCCTGTATCACTTCTCATTAATCTGGTCCCCATGCAGCGAAATCCGTGCAGGGTAATCGCCAGTTCCCGGCTTACCGGCCAGGCCTCGGCCAGCAGCCAGCCCCACCGGTAACTTTCTTCCGGGTTCTCTGCGGCCAGATCCTCCCGCGGGTCCTTAAAAATCGTAACCTCCTCGTCGACCGGGCCGCGATCCCATTTGCTAACAGGTTTTCGCGGTGCAATCTGCTTTATAAAAACTTCCGGCCACTCGGCGGCTAAATTAATAATTGGCTTATATGGGCCTTGAGCGAAGTTTTTACCCTTATCCATTCCCGTAGTATCGGGTTTTTTATTACGTTGCGCCGCCTTTGCTAAAGTCATTTTTTTTCACCTCCCGGTTCTTTGATATAGTCCACAAGAGTGGACTATATCTCCCCCGTCTTGGTCTAGCAAGCGCCTATTTATAGGCATTAAAAGCATATAGTCCACAAACATAGTCCACTCGCTGAAAAATATAAACTATATATACGTATACCCCCCTTACTTTCTCTACCGATTTATAGAAGGTAGGTGTTTTTGCCCATATGAGATATATATTTGTGGTCTAGTGGACTATATATATAAAAATCGCTCCGTAAGGCCAATTTTTAGGTATTCTTTGTATAGTCCACTGTATAGTCCACTGTATAGTCCACCTTTTTCTGAGTGGACTATGTTGGCGGGATTTTGACAGCTACAAAATAGGTTTGTTTGCCTAGGTTAAGGTCATACTTACGTACTTTGTAACGTATTTTCTCTTCGCCTTCGCGGGTTTCTGTCATTACCTGCCCTTGCTCAGCCCAATCACGTAAGATCCGATTGGGGTTAAAACCACCCTCGTTCATTGCCTGGTCAAGAACGCTCGGATATACCCAAACAGTAGTATCGTCTTGGAAGCCGTAATGTGCGCCACCCGGAGGATTACCGCCAAAATGCGCCGCATTGACCGCAAACCAGCTCATAAAATAATTCATAGCCCGGGTGGCCTCATCCATCTCCGCTGTGCTCTCCAGCTGCTGCAGGATGGTGGTGCCCAGTTCAACCGCCTGCTTATAGGCGGCGTCTTCATCCAATCCGAAAATCCAGGTCGAAGAGTAAAAATCCCCGATCAGGATCGAAGTGATATAGCTCAGGTGGCTGGCCGCATTGTCCGGGAAGGCCAGTTTCAGATCCTTGTAAATAGTTTCATAATCCTCCTGGAAGGAAAACAGCCCGGCGCCCGCCTCCTGCTCTTTTATCACCCGCTGGATAAAAGCCGGCCCCGCAATGCCAAAAACCTTGTTAAGCCGTCGGTGCAGCTGCGCTGCATATTCCTCGTCCGGAATAACCGTGCCGTATAATTCCAGCGACCTGGTCTTTACGCCGGCGGAGCTGGAGGTATTGGTGATCGGGTGCTCCCCGTTCATCATAATGATGCTGCGCCAGGTTGAGAACGCCTGCAGCCCCCCGGTTTTGGTCCCCCGGGCCTTGGATTTTCCCATACTTAAGGTGTATATTATTTCCTCAATTTTGCGCTGGTCCGTACCCACGATCTGCCGCTCGTCAATGCCCAGGGGCAGGTCGGAGTACAGTGCCGCGGTCCTTTCCAGGCCAACCTTGGTGGCGTTGAAACTACTCATAATGCCTTCCGGATTACCCCAGATAGACAGGGCCGCTTTCATGGCAGCGGTTTTACCGCCCCGGCTGGGGCCCCAGGTATGGATCACGAAAACCCGCTCACCTATAAGCTCCAGTAAGGGGCTGGCGAATCCCGCCGCCATAATAAATCTCGCTACCGGGTACTCCCGGATGGGCTTCACTATTTCAACCCACTCCGCCAGGTCACCCTGAGGATGATAATGGTTGGCCACGCTTTGCGAAGTATCATCCAGATCCAGAATCAGGTTGTTCTCGGCTCCGGGGAAAAAAGTCTTTCCGGAGCACCAGCCCATATGCTGTACGGCCCTTCTGGTCGGAAACTGATTCAGGTTCTCCCGCTCCAAATCAGCCAGATAGCGGACTAAATCCTTTGCGGTAACTGAGTTTACCGGCAGGCCTTTATTGGCCAGCTGCACTATAGCCGTGTGGCTGAAAATAGTCGCCCGGTCGGTTGTGATATAATGCCAGCCGTTGTCCCGGTAATACCCCAGAGTCATTCTCTCCTGGCCGGTTTCGATGTTGCGTAAACGTTCGGTTAATATCACCGGTACCGGACAGGCGCAAACGGATTCTACATCCCCGTTATTTATGTGTTTAGTCTGCCATACACCGTTCTCATTGAGAGTCCATGCCGGCGGTTTGCGCAGTTCCTTTAAAGGCAAGTCCGGCAAGACCTTTTCCAACGGCGCCGGCGGTTCGCCGGGGTCGGCTATATGTAGTTTACGGTTATCAACTATAGCCTTTTTGACCGCCCGCTCCAGATCGTTCAGATTGATCTTGCCTCTAAACTTTTGTTTAGCCTTGGCGTACTCTCCGGGATCCTGGTCTTTAATTAGAGCCAGGGCATTGATACTTTCATGATCAAAAACATTTTCCGGAGTGACGCCGGCCAGCTGCTCCCGGGCTTCTTCAAGGGACTGCGTCTTCTCGGTCCCGGCAGGATATTTCCAGGCCGATTCAATTTTAGTCAAGGCCTCTCCCCGCGGAAAGGGCGGAGTGCAGGCTGCGGCGGCCTGCAGAACCAATATCTCCGCTTCTTCCTTTTTCATCCCCCGGGCGCGAAGAGAGCTGGCATATTTAAATATTTCCGTGTCCCGGCTGCCGGCCGGTATCCCTGAGAGAACCTTCCCGGGATCCACTCTGGGGCCCTCTCCTGAAGATGTTTTTACTCCCAGCAGATCCTTGAGCCAGGCCGGGGCCCAGCGGGGCTGCTCCATTTCCGGAGGCAGCCCCCACTCGTAGATTCCACCTGATGGGTGTATTGACGGCGGAGCCACAATGTATCCGCCGTCGCCGCGCAGATCCAGTCCGGGCAGCCGCTTAGCGAAATTACGGACTTCAGCGCCCGGATGCTGAAATATATAGTGAGCGCCGCCGCTGCCGGTAACAGCGCAGGTAGTAGGGGGCAGTTCTTTCCCTTCCAGGCTCTTGCGCCCCTCCGGGCCGTCCACATCCAGGACGATTATCCCCGATATGGCCCCGGTGACGATTCCGACGTTAGCCTGCGGCCACTTCTTCCACCAGGCGCGGATCTGTTCCTCGCCGGCGCGCACCTTTTGGTATTTCTCCCATTTCAGCGCCGGCTTTTTATCCTTAACTCGGATCGGAATAACTGACCAGCCTATAGAATTGTAAAAGAGTGCTGCGTCCAATAGCTCGTTGGTTGACATCTATCAGTCCTCGGGCTTATTCTGATCTTCGCTAAAGTCTACTGCGGTTAAGGCTTTCAGCAGCGGATTGCTTGCGGCCAGGTTGCTTGCAGCTATCATTACCAGGCCTATACTGTTAAACCAGTAAAGCGGCCCGGTATTAACATTGGAGCACGGCCCTGTAGGCTCTCCCTCTATCTCATAATCAATGCAGTTTTTATCTATCATCTGGTATTGGTTCTCAGGTATAGCCGCTATTTGAGATGTCTGCGTGTTCTGTAGCAGCCGCACAGGAGCGTAGCGGTCATCTATGACCGGGGTGACTGAAAATTTAATATTGGACAGTTCCGCATTTTTGATGAGGCGCGTTATTGTAGTCAGGCATGTACTGGTTATATTCTCGGCTTCTATGTCTTTCCCGATTTTATAAACAGTATCGGCCGGAGGTAAAAACCCGGCTAATTCCATTATCAAAGCTTTGACTTTGTTGGGTACAAATTCATTTCCGATACTTACCAGCCATTGTCTGGAAGTTATAATGGTATGATCATCAATGTCGGCTATTATAAGTTCAAATTTATGGGCTTCTTTGGTTAATTTGGTCAACTTGGTAAGATTAACGAACATTATTTATTCCTCCTTTATAGATAGGGCAGCTGCCCCGATTTCCGCGTGCCGTTTTCGGGCAGTGTGCTTTATCCTCTTCAGCTGCCGGGACACATATACCTGATGCCTTCCGATCGTTTCAGCTATCACGCCTTGTTTGATGCCCTCTGTGTTCATAGAAAGCAGCGACTTCTCTTCCGGCGTGAAGCCCGTTAACAAGTTTTCAAGTTCCGCCCTGTCCAGTATCCGTTTGATTTCTTTCGCAGCGCCGGGATCGGTAAACAGTTCCCCTATAGGATTTCCTGTCTGCATGGCGGCGTCCAGGCTCAAGGCGGCATGACGCCGCCTGCTCCTACGTTCATTACTACTCATGCTTCTCATTTGCGTATAGGCTAGGGTGCTGAATTTATATTGCCGAAGCTCATCCGACTGACTGTACGCCTGCACGGCACGAATAAGCCCCAGTGCGGCAATATCGTAAAAATCATCCGGAGGCAGTTTATATTTATGCAGAAAACTATAGATCAGATTATGATTTCGCTCCGCGAAGGCTGCCTGCTCCGCTGTTAAAGGAATGGAGTAATCTATTTTTGTTGCGGCCATCGGGGACCCTCCTTTCCGGTATGTAATCCGCCCAGGCTACCAGTTTGCCGGGGCTCATGTAATCGTGTCGGCTGTAGTCCTTACCATTGACTTCTATGCGGCCGCCCCTGTATTTGTCGGGGCGGCGTCTCCACCAGCGGCTTTTGCGCGGCATAAACAATCACCATCCTTTTTATCAAAACGGATCGGCTTCATCTCCGCTGTTATAATCAATATCTTCATCATCTTCCCGGGCGGTCTGCATATATTCGTCTGCGCCTACAGCCATCTGCCTTGTCATAGCCTTGATGCCCTGCGAATATTCAGCCATTGCCCTGACCTGGTCCGCCGCCAGCTTGCCGGACAGACCGAAGACCGCCTGGCTGTAGTTGATACCGCCGGCGTTCTGCGCCTTTTTTAGGCTGACTTTGGTCACCACGCCGTAAGAGCGCAGTCCCCGGGACACGATGCGCAGCGCCAGGTAATCGGCAATATTCTTTAGGCTGGTGGGCGGCAGCGTAAGCAGTAGAGGCATAATTTCTCCTTCGCGCAGGATGTAAACCCGGTGCATGTTTTTGCAGGCTTTGCTGCGGCCGTCTTCAGCGGTACCCCATTGGTTGTACTGGCAGTTGGCGCAGGGGCCGTAATCGCCCCGTTTCCCGTCCAGGCTGGAACAATCCGGTGCGGCGTTACCTCCCGAATATTTGTCTTTCCAGTACGCATTCACCGGATAGTGGTCGACGATTATGCCGACGATCTCTTTCTCCGTATCGGGGTTCTCCGGATCGTCGCCGGGAATCTCGAAAGCCAGGCCGCCGCCGCTGGGTATCTTCACCCGCGGGAAAGAAAGCGTCAGACCGTCCATTTCCTCCGCCATGGCCTGGCCCATGTTTTCATTCAACGCAGGAAGTTCAAAGTTATCTATGACCGCCAGAGCGGTTCCCTCGTTCTTCTTGGTAGCCATTCAGATCATTCCTCCTTATTTCTTCCGGATCATCACACCGGATTTCTCAAAAATATTCAGCAGGGGTTCAAGTTTCTCAGGCAGCGCACCCTGTTCCTCCATGGTCTCCTTGGCCCATGCCTTCAGGGTTTGGGCATGAACCTGTTCCTTGACCATGTCGGCCAGGTCGTTTTCCTTCATCCATGCGCAGATTTCAGGCATAGTACCGGCCTTTGCAGTAATCTGGTTTTTTGGTACCAGCACAAATTGCCGGTCGGCCCGCACGAAGCTGCTCATTTCTTCGGCCACCATGGCCTCTACCAGGGCCGCTTCCGTGGTGTTTATAACCGCATTAACCTCTTTAAGGAAGTCTTCTATGTCCTTTTTCCCTTCGCGCAGCTCGCGCAGTTTATCTGCCAGACTCAGCATGTCCAGGGCGTCTATCGTAGAATCTAAGAAAGTATTAAAAGATAATGAACTCAATTGGGATCCTCCTTTCTATTTCAGCAGCTCGCGCCACCGGTCTACCACCTGGTCAGCCAGGCTCTTCTTTTCCGCCAGCGCGGCCAGGACTTTTTCGTCAACAGTTTTTCTGGCCACCAGGTGAATATAAGTGCAGTTGTTTTTTTGGCCGATCCTGTGGATTCTCGCTCGACACTGATCGTAATTGGCATAAGAATAATCCAGACTGTAGAATATGGCTGTGTCCGCTGCGTGCAAAGTGATCCCCAGCCCAGCGGTCTGTATCTGCGCCACAAATATTTTTACTTCCGGATCGGCTTGGAAGGCCTGAACTACTTCGCCCCGGTCTTCCATAGGCGTGGCGCCGGTAATCGCACTGTAACGGATATTTTCCTTTTCCAGCTGTTTTATGATGGCATTGATTTCCGGTATGAAACGGGCGAAGATTACCACCTTCTTGCCGGCTTCCAGCAGGTCTTCCAGGGTTTCCTGCAGCAATGCCATTTTGGCTTTGCTGATCTGGGTAGTAGTCTCCTCTACCCGGAGGAATCCGCCTGTTACCTGCGATAGCCGCAGCAGTCGGGCAAGAACGTTGGGGGCGGCGATGACCTGTTCGCCGCTCAATTCGGCCACCGACTCCTTCAGTAACTGGTCGTATACCCGCCGGGCGTCCTTCTCTAGATCGCAGTAAAGAGTCTGGTTGATCTGTTCCGGTAGATCCAAACAGTCAGCCTTCCGACAGCGAAAGGCTATACTGTGCGCCTTTTGGGCCAGTTCCGGCAGGTTCTGGTACCCGATCACCTGCCGGTTCTCATAGCCACCCATGAGGGCATAACGGCTCTTGAATGCCCAAAACGATTTTCCGAAGATGTTGCGGTCCAGAAATCTGTACTGGGAATAAAAATCAAGGGGTCCTTGACTAACCGGCGTGCCGGTCAGTATCATCCGGTACCGGGCAACGGTGCCCAGCCGGGCCATGGCTTTGCTTTGCCTGGCGCCGGGTGTTTTGATTCTCTGGGATTCGTCGCAGATGATCATGTCCGGTTGCCAGGCAATCAACGCATCCTCCATGCGCCAGGTGGCTTCATAATTTATAACTGCCACCTGCAGGCGACTAGAATCAGCTGGCCAGCGCCGCAAGGTTTGTGCGCGTTGCTGAGTTGAGCCTTCCAGTGCCTTGACCTCATGGGGAAAATTTGCATGCGTGGCGAATTCCTTCGGCCAAACCGGTACCACCGATGCCGGAGCTACAACCAGAATGCGCTGAATTTCTCCTCTCTGGTACCGGCGGCCGGCAGCGGCGACTGCAGTCAAGCTCTTGCCGCATCCCTGTTCCATCAACAGGGCGCTGCTAGGCTTGATTACGGCCATGTTGTACGCCGCTACCTGATGCCTAAACGGCACCGTTTTCAGCGGCATAGGTTCAATTGGCTCCGCATCTTCCCAACTGGTACCCTGCTGCTCGGTTTCCGCCAGGGCCAGCTCAGTCATCTTAGCTATGATAGACCTGTCTACCTTCAGCCCGGGCACGGCCTGGGTAAACTTCCGGAAGCTCTCCGGATTGGCCGGCAGCCCCCAGGACTTACTCTCTGGATCCCAGCGGCAGCCGATCTGCTTCAAGGCGTCTTTGTACTTGTAACTGTTTATTACCGCCAACTGGTCCCTGCTCATGATCAGCGTCGGCAGATTGTATGCGGGTATGCTACTCATTCGCAGCCTCCTGTTCGGGGCCCGGTTCTGGCACCGGTTGGGGCGCCGGCGTAACAATTTTATAAAAGATGTATTGTATCAGGGCACCGTCGGTCATGGGCACATTGATATTCATCGGATATGTGACCGGTTCCCCATTATCAGAAATATAGGATACAGGTTTAACGCTGTACGCTTCCGGGGTTATATGGTTTTTTTCGTGGTCATAGCATTCTTCCCAATCGTTAAACTGCCTTCCGCAAAGATCGCAAATGTAAATGGTTTTCATATCCAATCAAGCCTCCTCTTCTACTTCCATGAACTCGCCGCCCTGAAGCCGGTACCAAATATCCGCCTTGATAGAATTTCCGTCAACCCTGCGAGTCTGCACGTCTAT